ATGCTTTCAATAAACTCCCTCGTTAAAGACGCAGAGTCAAAAAAACTGCAGCCTTTTATAATAAAAATCGACATCGAGGGATTTGAAAGCGAGCTTTTCTCCAAGAACACTGAATGGATTGATCGGTTTCCGGTATTGATTATTGAACTCCATGACTGGGTGCGACCCAAAGAAAAAACGTCGCTTACTTTTCTAAAGGCGATTTCTAAACTGGATCGTGATTTTGTATACATTAAAGAAAACATTTTTAGCATATCTAATAGAATAGGGTAGCTCATTCAGCATGGGACGCCTTAATCTTATTTGTAGTAGTCGCGACTTCATCTGACAGTTACCCGATTTGACAGGTGCAATTGTCAGATCAGATTTAACTATTCAGTGCGGTAATTTTATCGTTCCAGACCTCCTTTCCGTCAATTAATGTTTGAATAGGTGTTCGACCGCAACACATCTTGCCCTGATGTGTGCGGTCGTGATTGTAGGTATGCAGCCACTCATCCAGATCAATTTGCAGTTCTTCGAGTGACCTGTAGACTTTGCGTCGGAACGCGGCCTGGTAGAACTCTTGCAAGATGGTTTTGTGGAAGCGCTCACAGATACCGTTGGTCTGCGGATGATTGGCTTTGGTCTTGGAATGCTCGATGTCGTTAATGGCCAGGTAGAGTTGGTAATCATGAGTCTCCGGCTTTCCACAATACTCTGTGCCTCTGTCGGTGAGAACACGGATCAAACCCATGCCCTGTTCTGTAAAGAAAGGCAGCACTCGATCATTGAGCAGATCGGCGCCTGTAATCGGAGTCTTGGTCGTATAGAGCTTGGCCTCAGCCCACTTGGAGTAGGTATCAACGAAGGTCTGCTGATAGATGCGGCCAACGCCTTTGATTGTCCCTACATAGAAGGTGTCCTGAGACCCCAGATAGCCAGGATGAGCCGTTTCAACCTCGCCATAAGCCATATCATCGTCTTGTTTCTTCTCCAGGGCACTGACCTGTGCTTCGGTTAGAACTCCGCCCGTTTCTGCAACATGGCGCTCTAATGCCAGCAAACGCTTCTTGAATGATTCCAGGTCGCGGCGCAACCAGACGCAGCGAACACCTGAGGGAGAAACGAAGATGCCGCGCTTGCGTAGCTCGTTGGATACCCGAACTTGACCAAAGGCAGGCTGCTCAATGGCAAATGCAGCCACTGCCATCTCAGTTGCTTCTTCAACCCGATTCTTGGGATTAGGCTTGCGCCGGTTGGCATCAATCAGAGCATCAATGCCGCCCGATTCCATAGCCGATTGATAGCGATAGAAGGTATCGCGGGAAAGACCCATCAACTTGCAGGCACGTGACACATTGCCAAGCTCGGCTGCCAGATTAAGCAAACCTACCTTGTGCTTGATAACATTTTGTTGAACACTACTCATGGGGTTACTCCTTTGCGCTTTCAACGCTCAATTTGATAAAGATTCGCACCTCTATCAAACCGGGTAACCCCACCTTTGGCAAGGCCCTACTGTCAGATTAAATCGAAACTACTACATCCTTATTCCTTAATACCGAGATAATGGGCGGGAAAAAACTTTCTCGCTATAGCCTTCAGGTTGATATCTCGCTCTTGTCCATCCTCGAATCTGAATCTCCAGCTATTGCTGAGCCGATCGTCCGAATTGTTGCGCACGGGGTCATCCAGGAGCTTTATCCCCCCCTTTCTCAACACCTCCGCCGCTCCCTTGCCATCCCCGGCCAGCAATAGATTCAGCGCATCCGGAATACCTCTTTTTTTGGCATCATAGGCTGCGTTCATCCACCGTCCCATCTCGTCCAGTAGCCCATGTTTCCTGTAGATGCTTGCCATGCGCGTTAACTCGTCGGGGTCTTCCAGCAGGTTTCCGGTTAACATCCGTTTGCCGATCATTTCATCCGATGGCATTGCGGGTGGCGAAGCCCGTTTGTCAACACTGGCGAGGCCGGGAACCCGGGGATAAGCCACTATTGGCGTTTTTCTTGATATATAACTCAACCCGTACGCGATATTCGGCGCTCGCTGTGCAGCGGCACCCCCGGTCCACCCGGCGGCTATCTCATCATTGGCGGCTTTCAGGCGCCCCCGCTTTTGCCTGTAGAGATTGATTTCATCCATTCCGGCCTGATGCAGTTCCGCGTCGCGCGCATTGGTTTTTTTCTGCTCGTCGATGTACTGTTGCCGTAATTTCATATCCTGGCCGACGCGCATTCCATCCGCTAGGCCTCCTGCAAACGCACCGATCCCGCTAAGCATTTTCTGCCTCCTTTTTCTTCATCTGGGCATTCCGGCCGTCCGTGTCTGTCATCCCAAGTCCGCCCGCGTTGATGCGGTGAATGAAGTCATCTCCCACCAGTTCCACCGCTTTCCTGTTCAGTACCGCTTCCCCATTGGAAAGCCGGATCGGTTGTATGCCTTCGATGACGGCGAGTATTGAATCGCTGCTACCGGAGCCTGGGCCGCTTATAAGGCCACCCTCCCGATATCCCCTGCGTTTGAGGGAAGCCAGTCCATAGTTGTACCCTCGTGGCTTGAACGTATAAGCCTTGTAGCCACGTATTACGCCGCCTTTGCGCAGCCCTTTCATAAGGTACGCGCCGCCCAGCGTTCCGGCGAGACTGCCCAGTCCGCCCAGGGCGTTGTTCAACGAATTCTGCCGTGCTTGCCACGCATCGAGCTGCGACTGATGCTGCCCCAGCAACAGGTTCCCGGATGAGCTGTTCGCGCTCGTGGCCCCACCAAGCCAGTTATGCGCTGTATTCATGTTCGCATTGCGGATACTGGAACCTGCCGCAAGGTTGCCCACGCCGGCGTTGCCGGCGCTCAAGGCGGCGGAATCGGCGGCAAGCCCCGTATTGGGCATGTTACGTCCGAATTTGGCGGCTCCTTCACGTAGCGCCATGCCTTGCAGCTCTGTGTTGAACCTTGCTTGATTCATGGCCCCGGCGGTATCTTTCGCACGGCTCAAGTTCATTTCGTGGGTTAGCGACTGAAACCGGCCCGAGTTGGGGTTCACGCCCATGCGTTCCATCGCCCGCAAGTTTGACGCCAGCGCGCCCTCATACCCGCGTCCCACATTTGCCCCGGCCTCGGCCGCCATGCGCTCCTTGCGCTCCCGCGAGTCGAAGTCATTGGCGTCTCGCACCATGCGCTCTTCCAGGGGCGCGAACAGGTTGCGATAAATTTTCCATTGCTCTTCCGACCGCGCGACGTTTGCATCGCCTGAGCCGATTTGCTGATTGACGATCTTCTCGATCAGCGGATCCTGTACCTTTGCTCTTTCTCTTTCCCACGCCAGTTGATCCTTGGCGATTTCCGACATCGTTTGTGCGATTTGCGCCTGCTGCTTCGCCGCTTCGCCGATAGCGGGGTCCGGCCTTGGTACCTTAGGTGCGCACATTTTTTCAGCCCTCCAATATTTTGCTCAACCCGTTTTCAACGTGGCGATAGCCCAGCATCCTAAAGAAACGCCCTGCCTTGTTTACCGTTTTGACGGAAACGTTTATTTCCTTCACGCCCAGTGATTTTAATGCGCTTTCGCAGTACTCGATAAAGCGGGCTGCTGCCCGTCGTTTCCGGGCCTCCGGCAACAAATAAAGCGTATCCTCCGTTGCGAGGAGGGTTTGCGTATGAGTGCTTTTGTCCAGGTACAAGGCACAGTTGCCCTGCAATCTGCCGTCGTTTCGCAGGGTAAACAGCACGTAGCGTCCGGCGCGCTCATAGCGGATAAATATGTCATAGTCGGGATTGAGCGTGAGCCCGTGCCGATGCGTCTCCGTTTCGTGCCAGTGCGCCTGGTGAAGCAGTTTCATTTCCTCGACAACGTCTTCCATGCGCTCGCGCGCGAACACCGTATCTTCATAAACGCGGGGCTGAATCCTTTCAATATCGCCTGGGCTAACCAGTGTTTCGATTCGCCCGGCCGCCACATAAATATCCGCGGCCAAATCCCAGGTCAAGGGCAAACCCATGTTTGCCTTCAGCAATGCAATAAGTTGAGTGTTCAATTTTAGCTGTCCAGTCTTTTAATGATCTGCTCCAATGAGTGCCGCGTGCTATTGATGTAACGGTACAACGCCTCGCACTCCGCCTTTGTGGGGGTTTCCGAAAAAGACAGTGCCTGGAACTTGGGCACTTCAACCCGGTTTCCGCGCCGCCCGGTCAGGATCTCAATGGTCGTTTTCAACCACATGGGTGTTCCAAGGGGTATGCCTGGTTTTCTGAGGACAGGGGTAGCGGCTATCGGCGAAAGCAGCGCGATCTCGACCGTGCTTCCACCACCAAGGCTCACACGGCTGAAGCTATTTGCCTGCCCTGTGGCCTCGCTGACCAGAAGATGGGCCTGGATAATGAGCTTCGTGCCACTGGTGTTCGCTTGTGCAAGTGCCGGTGGCAGAAGACCACCGATGCCACGCGCGATTGCACCGGCGCTGCCGGTATTTTCCTGTGTAGCGCTGGCTGCGGTGGCAACATGTCTTTGCCTGATTGCATTTGTGGCCCAGGTGCTGTTCTGAGTCGCAAAAACTACCGGCAGGACGTGATGCTGGGTAACGCCTGCTGTGCCGACGAAGTTTCCACAAGCAATTGCCGTCTGAGCGAGATCGACGGTGCCGCTCGCCAGGATCGTACCCCCACTCCCCAGATTCGTTTGTGTCGGTCCCGTAGCCTCGAGCGTTTGCGTCTGAACGATATTCCCGGTCCCGGAGACGTTGCCCTGGATCGAGTCTGTGCCGGTGAGATTATTGGTCCCGTTGCCACTAACCCATACCCGTCTGGCGGGCGCCTGCCAGATTGCCCATATGTTTCTGGATAGATCCGCGATTTCGGCGGCCGAGAGCGCCCGTCTCAAGACAAGCACATCGTATATCTCGCCATTGAAGCGGGATAGATTGTCGGTCCGGTTGCCGAGTTTTAGTGAAACCGGTGTGGGTGTCGGCGCACCGCTGCCCGCGCCGTCATAAAGGTTGGTTGCCGGGCCGCTGTCCAACGCCCCGTCGATAAAGAACTTAGGCGCGATTGACATATCCGAGCCCTGCGTAGCCGCTATCACCGCCAACTGGTTGACCGTCAGGGTTGCCGAGCTGGCCCACACGCGGAAGGGTCTGCTGCCGCTTGCATTGGATCGGTTAAAAGATACCGCCCCACTGGATTCGATCAGAAGCCCGAATGGGGTGTTCGTCCCGCCAGATGACTCGCACTTATGGATGACCACGCCCTGGGTGGTGGTAGTCGCATGACGGACCAGCGCGATTGCCGTGACCTCGCCCAGCACGTTGTAGTCGTCAATGCTCGCGAATGCAAGGTGGCTGCTGGGCGCGCCGGTCTTGAGGTACTTGCCTCCTCCCCCGTATCCAAGCTGCATCGTTCCGACAAATGTCCCCGTTTTGTCGGGATGGCTGCCGTCGAGCAATCCCCGGCCCGCGGAATATGCGAATACAATATGTTTGAATAACGGGTGGCGTGGATCCAGCGGAGCTGAATGCTGAGGCTGCTTTAGAAACCTCTGCGGTAGCGTTATTGCCACTTAAACCGCCATGGTCAATTCGCTCAAATATGCTTCCACCGTCACCGGTTGGACTGTGTTGCCGGTAAATTCAACTTCAAGGCACATGATGGATGGATCAATCGGCAGGCCGACCTCGGTCGCCGCGTTCGATGCTGTTCCGCCGCCATAAGATGCGATCGTTTTCCAATCCGCGCCCGCTGAAGCTGCAGCCGGCAGCGTGGGATTGTGAGCGATCAGGATATTGCAAATGCATTGCACGGCCGGGCCCGTGGTGCCATTGGTCATTTTTATGGTCAGGAAGCCGCCGCCCTGGGCCAGATTCATATTGAGTCTGCCTCGCGTTGTAGCCCCCGCTCCATTCAGAGTGGTGGAAACGAGCGTTCTCGCTGTTTTTATGAGTGCCATTGCGTAAATCCTCTTTTAGCCTGCTTAACCGCTTCGAGGTATGGTCCCTGTTGCCGTGGCAGTAGCGGGAGCATTCTTAAGCGGGCTGATTACTGGTGTATGTAAGATTCGGAAAGCTGATGGTGTTGCCGCTTGTTACCACCTGATCCGATGTCTCATCCGTCACCAGGAGGACTTTCGCCGATCCGTCCGTGAAGGCGATATGCAAATCGGGCGAGGGACCGGAGCTCCCCGAGGCTGTGCCGTTCTTTGGGGCGACAGTGAGAACTCGCGCCGCGCCGTCCGGCCCGGAGAGCGAGTAGTCGGCGGCGGACATGGGGACGGCACATATTGTGTTCCCGCTGACTGTCGCGTAGCTGTCCCCCGGGGAATAGGCTTTGAGCAGCAGCATCTGGGTGGCACCGTTCCTGATCGCGTTGAGTCCGCCGTCCAACACATCGGCATGAGCATATTTCGCCATTCGATTCTCCTCCTTCTTCCTCTGATAACCATAAAAAAGCCGCCGGACAAGCTCGGCGGCTTACGTTCCAACTCCTCTGGTGCAATACGGTTTAAGCCTGCTTAAGCCCATCCATTGTCTCGGCCATCACCACACCGGTGACCTTCACGTTGCCAGATAACCCGATTTCCACGTTATCGGCCTTATAGCCCCCGGGAAGCCGGAAGCTGCGCCGGTTCTTGACCTGTTTCGTGAATTTGAGCGCGCCATCCGTCGAAAGTTGAAATTGCAGGGAATCGGTAACCGCAGGGGGAATTTCATTCATTGCGTCACCGCCAAGCTCATGGTTACCCAACTCCGGATCGGCCAGGCCATCATCCATATTTTGGTGAGCAATCGCCTCGCGATTAGTGGCCATGGCTGAGTTACGCACGGCTTGTGCGGCCGCCAGCTCCGCTTCCGACATTTCGAAGTCTGCGTCGACCCTGGCCGCGCCATAGTTCAACGGGGACGTGGAAATGAATTTTTTGCTCTTCCATTCATAGGCAAGTTTGCTGCCCGGATCGCCTTCCCATTCGTATATTTTTTTGTCGATTGCGACATACAGCCTGCCTGTCGCCGGATCGGACCATATGCAGCTGATGCCCTGATTGATCTTGATGAAAGATGCGCTCTCGGTTTTATCGATCACAAACATGAGCGAGCTGTCGTCCACTTTATAGCCGCAGTAGTAGCGGTTGTCGGCCGAAGCGGCCACGAAGGTCCCCGGGTTCAACTCCGACCATTCCTTTTGGGTGAACAGATCCTTGGTTACCACGTCGCTAGTCGCACCGATGATGACCATGCCCTGGGGCGCGGGATAGCCTACGCCAAAGGCAAAATTGGCGACGCCGCGCTTGGCCATGCAAGGCCATGCCACGCCGAGCTTTTCCATGCCGCCCCCCATGGTGACGGGTTCCACGCCAGTGATCGTAAACGGATTGCCCTGTGTCATCCCGACCAGCATGGTGCCGGTGAAGCCGATGGCGACAATATCCTGGTCATAGGTCTGGCGATAGGCTGTCGGCCATGCGTATGGTTTGAATGGCTCGGAAAAATGCACCTCGTTGCCGGTAAATCCTGCAGCGATCCCGTTTGACAGCATCAGGATGCCTTTCAAGTTCGCCGGTGGCATTTCCCAACCCGTGGAGGGAAGAATTTCTCCCATCGCCACGACTTCATCAGTCGCCTTGTCATCGAACGACGCAGCAGTCGCCGGGATCGCTCCTACGTAGTGATACTCGGTGCCTTCCGCTGTGGAGAGCGTGCGGTATATCCGTCTTGTCATTCCGCTGGTGTTATGCGGCGCCTTGCGCCACCATGTTCCTCCTGCGACGTAGCTTTGGGGAGTGGAAAGCGGCACCACGATCCTGTTCGTCCCGGCATCTATGCTGTGAATAGCAAAGGTGGCGTTAAGGTCGGTCATGCCTGAAACCGATGCGAATGAAATTTCCTCGTGGGGCCGCAAGCCAAAAACGCTATCCAGCATTACTTCCACATATCCGGCGGATGGCATATTCCTTGTCGCACCCCTCACCGTCCCGCTATTCGGAGGGGGCGTATCCAGGCTTGAGAGAACCCAGCCGCCATCGGTTTTTCCAGTTGTGGTGGCAGCGGGGGAAGGCTTCGACTCCTCGCCCCATTGGGTCACGAATGTGTAAACGTAAGCACGCGTTACGGCTGCTCCTGCACCGCCGGATATGGATATCGAAGGTGCGGCAACGGGCGGCGTGACGCCCAGGACAAAACAGCCTGAAGGATAAGGCCCCGGCCCTTGGGTCGCGGTATCGTAATCGGATACGCGCGGCTCGCCGTCGCCCGTATAGTAGAAGCGCCGCGATGTATTGCCCGCAACCGGCGACCGTGCCACGTCCACATCCCTGTCCCACGCCAGCCACTTTTCATTGCCGTCTTTTTCCATGCGGAACATGGAAACGATGTCGTTGCTGATGACTGGAGCGAACACAGCCTTGGGTCCGTTTCTGGGCCGCAAGTCACCGGAAGTAAGATCGCAATTGGTCGCAACCTGCGCCTGGTGAGGCGCCAGCAGCTGTCTTGCGAGCCTTGGCACAAGGCCGGAAAAACCCGAGATTCTAAAGGCGCTCATGTTGCCTCGCGTTGGTTCCGGGACAGTGCCATGGAGGACGGACTCAATTTTTTTCCCTCGCAAATCGCCCTTTCTTCGGCACGTCGTTTTACAAGGCCCGGCAATACTTTTCTCCCTGGCCCATACTTGAACGCTTCAATACGCGCGCACGCTTCAGCGTACCTTTCGCTATTGATCAGATCGATAAGATTGGGTGGCTTGCCCGGCTGTGCCTTGCGGCAAAACGTGGGGACGCCCACGCTGTATGCCAGTCTTACAAAAGCCTCGAACTCATGCGAGTACAAAGGCGCCGTTACGCAACTTTTAACACCGGCGGCATAAATATCCTCGATCTCGCCGAGCAGACGGACAAGCGAGCGTTCCGGGGTTGTTCTGTCGCCCATTCTGACGCCAGCGGTGGTGCCAAACCCGATGGTTGGCACATCGCCCGGCACCGGGATATAGGCTTGTTCTTTATAACCTTCGTGCAATGCAATCCCCACCAGGGTCGAAGCAGTCAACACCAGGGCTGCCAGTGCGGAACGCGATTGGGTAACGGATGGTTTAATCACTTGTGCGCTCCTTTTTGTTCAGGGTTCCCTGCGGTGGCACACGAATATCATTTGGCATTCTCTGAAATACAGTCGAGCTTGGCCCTTATGGTCTCTTTCAAATCTCCCATCTTCAGGTTCGCGCAGGACGATATTTCAGCCGCTGGCGCAGGGGCTATCTTTGGTTTGGGCTTGCGTGCTTCCTGCTCTCCCTCCGGTAGCGGTGAGGTGGCGGCAGGAGCAGGCTGTTCGAGCGGGGCGTTTCCGGTTGGCGAGGGCGTGAGCGCGGTGCATGAGGCGAGAAACACGGCCGCGAGGAGATACCTCATGACTTCCTCCCTCGGGGCCACTGGTCTATGATTCGGTCGAGCTTCTCGTTGAACTCTCTCATCGTTTCCCGCTGCTCGACTCTTATCGATTTAATCTCGTCGCTCAGGCGTTCATTTGTCCTTTCCTGATACAGCTCACCTCGTTTCAGGCTTGCAATGTCATTTTGCACCGCGTTATAGGTCGCGACGCCTGATGCCGCGAGCCCTGCCACGGCAATAATTCCTCCAAAGGACAGCGTATAGGTGGAAGGACCGCGACGCCTCTCAGTCCGTTGCTCTCTATCCTCTCTATCCTCGGCAGCCATGATCAGAACAGGCTCCACAAGGCGACAATTGCAAACACGACCGCGGCCAACAAGACGGCCGCAGATATTGCGCCGGTCCATTTCGACGCTATGAAGCGCTCGAGCAGACTATCCACATTTGCATCGGCTGCCGCATTTGTTCTATCCATTTCCTCCTTGATCAGCCTGATGCGTTTGCGCTGGAACATGGTCATGATGATTTCTCCAAAAGTATGTAACGAGTAAAAGCCGTTGAGCGTTAAAAAAAACGCGGCGAGGCCGCGTTTCGTTTGTTGTATGTTGCGTGTTCACCACTGAATCGCATCCAGTTGCTGTTGCATCGGGTTGTCGCCGAGTGCAATGATTTCATCGCGCAGTTTTTGCCGTTTGCCCGTCAACTGTCCGTGCGCCGGTGTGAACAAAGAGGCTTTCGCAATGATCTTGTCGATCAGCGCGGCCTTGTCTATGCCTCGCGCAGATGCTGCGGCATCGATAAAGGGCGTGCTTGCCTTCGCGTCCGTTAACCACGCCCGTGCCTCAGCCTCCTGTTGGGGCCAGCTCGCAACCTCGTCGAGCGGGTAATCCCTGGTCATCGACTTGACTTCAGCCGCATAGGCGCTATCGATTCTTGCCAGGGCGGCGGCTTTCATTTGCCCCGCATTGGGAGAACCCGGTGTTTGCACAGCGGCATTCCACAGGTCGACGAAAGGCTGGAAGGCGGCTAAATCGTATAAAGTCGTGTTGGCCCCCTGGTCGTACTCAATGTGTCCTCCTCCACCATTCCACTGCACTGCACGGATTCCCTCCGGCAAAGTCGACAGGTCGACTTGTCTGAATACGCCTTCCACCCCGACAACGCTGTCATCCCGAATAATCGTCACTCGCATATTTCGATCTGCTCCAGTGGTTTGTTGCCTTGTTCCCTGTTTGCCAGTTGCGCCGCAACCAGCAGCATTTGTTGTGTCTGCGCGCCTTGCTTCACCATTTCATTGCGGAACGATTCAGTAGCGGCAACGCTTTTCCGCGACTCGTTTGCCGTATTAATCATCAGGGTAGGCATCCAGGCGATTGCGCATCCCCATGTGCCTGTCTCCCGGCCAGTATTTGGGTCCGTACCCAGAACTTGTACGTACCATGGGCACCGATAGAGAACGGGCTTTCCTGTTTCCATCTTGAGTTCTTCGCACTTGGCCCCGAGGGGACATTCAGCTGCGCAAATTTTCATCAGTCTTTGCTCGCTATAATCATGTCGATATACTGCACTGCAAGGTTGATTGGCGTCCCAGAGAATGAGTGTGAATGCGAATTTCCGCCGCCAATGCTGTTATTCGTGGAGATGACACCTTGAGTATTATTGGTTGTGCCGACGGCATTGCCAGCATCGGTGCCAATAAAGCCGTACGTAATGGCGTGGTTGTGAGCGGGAATTTGTGCCGTTGTAAGGGTGGTGGCTCCAACGATTCCTCGTAGCTCTTGCGAAGCGAATGCAGCCGTAAACGAAACCGAACCGCCAGAACCGCCACCTGGGCCACCCACTACGCGAACGGCCTTGTTGTCATGCGTAGTGATCTGGGTCCAGCCAACCGGCGCCGCTGCCTGGAAAAAGGCCATGACGGTACCGGGTGGGATGAGAGCCGCGATGGCTGACGGCAACCCGAGGGTTACCCTCGCCGCTGCCGCATCCGCGTCATCAAGCAGTGTCCGCATGAAGGGGGTCAGATCGGTCAGCGCTGCCGTGGCGCTGCCGGTGAAATACGGCAGCTTGCCGGCGGATGAGGGCAGTGTTCCCAGCGCAATCAGGTTGGTGTTGGAGAGCGATTCCTGCAGGGCGGCATTCGTCAGGCCGGCGACAAAATAATCTCCCGCCGCCCAGGTTCTGGCGATGGTGCCATCCAGCCCCCGGCCCCCCGTCGCAATAGTGAGACTATCGCTGCTGCGCGCCTCGACCTTCACAATTTCCCGGTTGCCGGAGGCGTCCTTGAAAATTCCGTAGAAATAATCTCCCGCGCCCAGGACCGGAAAAAGAATTCCTTTCCCCGCCTCCACCGTAAAGCTCAGCCCAGCTGTTCCGCTTGGGGCCGAGGCGACGATAGCCTTGCCAAAATTTGAGAACCGTAGGCCCATGATGCTTACCCTCTTCCCAGGATCGCCGTGCGTAACGGGGCGCGCGTGAAACTTCTTGCCGCGCGCGTCGCGGCCATCGCGGTTTCGATCAGGAATTGCTGCTGGTGATATTGCGCCAATTGGGTATTGGTATATGGCTTCCTCGGCGAGAGCATCAGTCGCGCCAGCGCCCCGTGTATGATCGTTTCCCGATATTCGTCGAATAGACGCTCATCGATACCTGCGGCCGATGCTGACGGCTTCAACGCCACAATCATCGTCAGCGTTCCCGCCTCATCAGGCTCCGGCACCAGCCGTAATGATGTGGCCCCTCCAAGCACATATTGGGGCCTGCCTGTCTGGTTGCGCCAATCCCTGGCCGGGATATCGAGTTCGCCGGTATGTGGGTTTATTTCCTTACTGTTGAACGCAGCATGCGTTATCGCATGTACCGCCGCACCAACCGGCGGGATAAAGGAGTATTCTGCAGTGCCAGCCGCGACCGCAACTGGCGGATGCTCATCCTTCCATGCCAGGGATTGTGCACAAAAAACAATGGCTGACTGGCGCAGGGCGTTATTCACCGCCGCGAACGGGCAACCCGGCAAGTCCGGCATTATCAGGTCGTATAGATCGCTCCACAGCTTCACGGTTGAGCCTCCGCAGCGAAAAGCTGCATGAACAATCCGGCGCGTCCAGAGTTTGCGTGCTCATCGTCAGTCATCTCGGCCCTTGCGGTTACGTAATCCGCTACGGTCTGGATATACTGGGCCGGAAGGGGAAAGACATCGCCCAGCCCGCTTTGCCCCTCGACAGGATTCGCAAGCTGCCCTATGAACAGATCAGGCCGATGCTTGAAAATCTGCAGCAAGCCGTGATTGAGAAAGAGCAAGAGGGTGCTGTCGGGATAGCGCGCCTGGTCCGCATCGTTAAGCGGTATGCGGGCCAGATCGACAACCGACTGATAGGTGAATGTCATTACTCACCCATCTCGTTTTTGGTGAACAGGGAGATGACCTTGTGCCGGATCGTATCCTCGGTCAGACGCTTATCCAGCCGCTCGTTATACTTATGCTCGGCAAACTCAACCAGTGCCTTCTTGTCCATAGCGTGAAAGTCGATGACCGGAAGAGGTTCCTCAACCGGTTTTTCTGCCACCGCGAGGCCGACCGGGTCGGCATCAGGGGCTTTCTCTGTCTCTTCCCTCACCCAGGTGTCGGTATACGCCAGCAGCCGTTCGGCTACTTCCGCTGTCACATTGCGTACTTGGCCGGGCTCCCAGCGGAGACCGATTCCGTTGACGCTGTCGGTCTTGGCGCTCGAGCCGATGTATTTCACTTGCGGCATTAGTCTTTGACTCCATAAAAGAGAGCGACCCGCCTTTCGGCGGACGTCGCTCATTTACACGGGACTGCCTGCTATTTGACGCCGGTGGCGTCCCCCGTCACGATGGCGATGATCTCGCCGCTGGCGAATGTGGCGGCGGCGACGGTAACGGTAAGGTCCACGTAGACATCTTTCTCGAACTTGATCGGGTCGAATCGCAGGTCGGTAAGGTTGGCTGCGGAAAGAATCGTCGTTCCAGCCGAGAAATAATCATCGTCCCCAACCGGGCCGTCAGCGGTGCTGACAGGCGAATAGCCAATTTTTACCGCGAATGCAGTACCGCCCGCGTCCAGGTCGTCGTTGTTGATTTTGAGTCCAGTCACGGTCATGCCAGCCGGGATTCTCACGGGACGATAAATACTTGCCAGGGCCCCGGAAGTCGGTGTAACCGACCCAAAAACAATCGCGGCATTGCCATACCCACCCATGGGCAGGGGCTTGGTATTCAAGTCGGGTGCGCTATGCGTAGCCATTTAAACTCCTTTAATTAGATTCTTAGCTCGAGTAATTAATGTTGATTATCGAATTTCGACCGCGGTTGATTAGATGGATTACAGCGGCACGGCCGAGTCGACGGCGATAACGCCAAAATCGGTGGGTACCCGGGAGCCAGTGCCGTCATCCATTGAGAAGCGGGTTTTCATGTGCCCATATACGACTTCACCCATGACTTCCAGATTGCTTTCGAAGTTGTACCAGTGTTCCTTCCAACCATATTGCATGCCGCTGACTTTGGTCTTGCCGTAAGCGACGCCAAGCGCCTGTGCCCCCAGCAGCAGGCCGCGTTCCACCGCAAACCCGGCCGCCAACGCCGCATTCACAATCTGGTCGCTTTCGGTTGCGGTCGGCGCGTTGGCCGCGGTAACAATCTTGGTCGATTCGCCGGGCAGAAAGCGGATGGCGCGCTCATTCTTGATTACAAGGATGCCATTCCACATCCCGACCTCACCGGCGAACAGCGGATGCCGGATATCAAGGTAAGCGGCGCGGTTAACCGCATTTTGCTGAAATGCACGTAGCGAACCTTCCGACAGGAGGATGGAATACTGGTTGGGGGTAGCCAGGAAGACCCACATTTTCGAGGTTTGGGCTGCCCGATCCCCCGCCAGCTTCACCGCTTGCAGGGGCTGGTCCATGTCGTCGATCTTTTTGCGGAGGAGATCAAGGTGCGCCAGCTTGAGCGCATCGGTGGAAACGATCGAGCCGAGCTGCTGCCCCCCTTGCGTCAGGTTGGCCCCATTCACCACATAATGCCGGTTATAGGTTGGCGCCTTGACAGGGTTCACCATCACGGAGGAGAAATTCATGGCCGACTGCAGCGGAATCACCCAGTCGCTTCCCGTCTGCGAACCCCGGGCGCCGGCAAGGTGCACCAGCGCGGTTTGCGCGCTCAGCCTTGGAAAATAGCCGGAGAGCTGGGCTAGGGCAATTTCGCGCAATTGATGTTTCGTGCGTTGCTGCGACATGCTCCCGCCTGCGTCGATGACCTTGCTCGACAGATCAATCTTGATTTCCATGGAGGAAAACGAGAGCGCGCTGCCGCGGCCTTCACGGTTGACGTCGCCCATCAGTGGTTCGCCACCGATGGTATCTACCAGATCCAGGGAGACTGCATCGCCCGCGCCTTTCATCAGATTGTCGATCCTGACCAGCGGCATGCCGGGTTGTGTCTGGCCAGCGATATTCTGCATTGCCGCGGTGGGCTCGACCGGCCCCACCAGATTTTCCATTGCGGAGGCGCCCTTCAGCGTGTTGGCGAAGAGGGCGGCACTGTAATGTTTCACTGCCAGCGAACTGCCGCTTGCTACGTTTGTTTCAGCCATTGCAAAAAATCCTTATTCAAGTTCGGCTCTCAGGGCTGCCGACTGGTGCGGGGGCATCTTCATGAGTCGTTGAGTCAATTCAAATGGACTCAAATTCTCGAGCCGCTCCCGTTCAGAGGCTGGATTGGCTCCACCCTGGATATCCGATAGGGTTGTGGGTTTCCTCACCGGAGCAGCGTCAAGCTTTGCTTTCGCATCGGCCTTCATCTTTTCCGGATCGACTGCTTTCTTTGGGGCTGACGCTTCAGGCATGATTGCTCTGACGCGACGGACGACTTCATCGAACCGTTCAGCGTAGGGCTTGTTTATCCACCTGTTATTGGTTCGCAGAATTTCGTCCTGCTTCAAGGCTTCATCCCAGGCTTCGGGATCGTTGATCTCCCAGTGCACCAAATCGGGGTTGTTGTCCTTGGCTTCGGCGACCTGCTCGGCGACGCTTAATTCACTCGCGCGTTCGGATTCCTCCTTTTCGCGTTTGAGTTCTTCAAGCGTTTTTTCGAGTTTTTCGCTTTGCTTGCGGTTTCCTTCGAGAACGGCGTTGATTACCTGGTGGAGTTCAGGCATATCCTGCTTCAACATTTCGAGGTGCTTTGCAATCGCATCATCCGCTGCCGCAATTTCTTCTCCTTTCGCTTTGTCCTTTTGGCCCAGAAGCGTTTCGAGCTTGCCTTGCGCAGCCTGTAGCTGTTCGCGGAGCGTCGAATTTTCCACCCTCAGTTGCTTGTGCTTCTCATAAGGAATTACCCCCTTCCCGCTCTTGTTGAGGACAACCGGTTCATGTTCCCCTTCCTTATCGCTGGAAACCTCAAGTTCGCTTCCTTCCCCTTCCCGCTCAGGTTTTTCGTTGCCGGTTTCTCCTGTTGCAGGTTTTGAGCCCAGAATCTCGATGAGTTGGTCGGGATCATTCTCGATCATCTCGATCTGTTCCCGGGTAAGGTTTGCGATTTGTTCATCCGTAAGCTGTTCAACTTCCATCATTCCTCCTACTGCTTAACCCAGTGAGCGGGCCTGCCGAAGCAGGGGTTGATAAAACTGCGGTATCGCCGTTAGCGCGTTTCGGAGTTGTACAGAATTTACGTACAACTGAATCTGGAATAAAAAAAGCCGCTCGAAAGCGGCCTGATCAGTAACAGATAACCCTTTTAAACGATGGTGGTTCCTGTGCTGGTCCTGTAGATCAATCTCCCATCGAACAATTTCGCGGCGGAAAGTATCGAGCCGCTTAAAAGTAGCTCATGCAGCGCGTTCCAACGATTGGCGATATTCAATCTTTCGCGGAATCCCATCACGTCATTGTCCCACTGGTAGTACATCGTTCTCGAAATTCCCTTCGCCGCCGCGGTGATCATGAATCGTGTCAAATAGCGGTCGAGCTGCTCGTCGCTTTGTGCCGATGCGTTGGGCACAAGAGGTGAGCTCTCGGTATCCCATGTTTCCATTGATGACACGCCTGCAGCGGCCTTCGCTGCGTTGACCCGATCGATCATTCCCGCGAGGTCCGATGTGCTATTGCCAGACGGCTGGTAGAGGTGAACACCAATGATGTCCACCCAATCCTTCATCGTGGTTGAACCGTCACCCGTAGGCGCGGCCATCATTCCGGTAAAGTAGGTTTCCGCGCTCTGCCCTGCCTTTGCTGACCAGTTCGTGACAGGCGGACTAATGATCTTTGCGGCAGGATCAACCGCCTTGATCGCTATGTTCGCGCGTCGCACTATTTCAGCCAGCTTGGCGAGGGTGCCGGAAAAGAAAAAGGTTGTGCCGGGGATGGGAGCGGTGCCGTCGTTGTACATGTTAGGCTCGTTCCAGACCTCGTAGTACTTGATCTTTCCCCGATACCGGGAAGCAATTTTGGCGCAAAACCGGTCCCACTTCGTCATGTCCGCCGGTTCTGCCTGGGTGCCGGGATTGCCGGGTCCATACGCGCCTATTTCGGCGGGCCGCGCGGATGCCCATGTAGGCGTGCCGTAAAGCGTGAAAAGCAGGTCCCGCCCCAGGTCGTAATGGGTATTGACCCACGCATCGATATCCGTGAAATTCCACGTATTGTCGCTCGTTTCAATGAATCTCCAGCGGCCCTTTCCGTTTTGGAGATCATGCCCGCGCACGGTCTTGAGCATGATTCCCGGTAGCCGATCGAATGCGCGCCTGTTGGCATGAATTCCAAAGAACTCGGGTGCGACGGAAACGGGATTTTCAGACAGGACGGTTACGGGCGAGTTTGGCATTCCCCGTACCTTTGCATCAGGTGCGAGTAAATCGGCGTTCTCGCAAAACGTCATAACCGATCCACCCGCGTAATGCCCCCCATAATGCCGGGCCGGGTACGATTCACTGCGACCGTTGATAACTGGATAATCCATTAGACCCCCGGGTAATGCCAGATTGAATAGCCGAGCAGAGTAATGTTCTCGTTTGCTATGTTTGCGCTCCACCGCACCTTGAGATCGATCGCCACATCGGCGGCTGTGTCCTTGAATGTCGAGGTATGTGCCGAAGGGGTGGCTGTGAAGGTCGACGCATTGAGTATCCTTTGCGTGGTCAGGCTATTGGTGTTGATAATTTCCATCATGAGCTTCGCGCCTGCCGTGGTTGTATAAGCCGGGCCAGACACATTACTGCCGCCCCAATCCATGGCCAGAGTTTTAACGCTCGCCGAACTCGTATAAGTCCAGTCGCTTACAATGACGAGCTTGCTGTTCGTCCCCATGGTTCCACCCCGAACAATGATGGAGGCAAGGATGACCCAACCGGTATCCGTGGCATTATCCGAACTGCGTGTTACCGGCGCGAACGATTGTGCGATGCGTACCGGAAGCACGCTAATCGATGAAAAATTTATTGCCCTGGTGGCATCGCCTTCTGCGATCAGCCCATCCTCCAGCGGTGAATCAAGTTCGACAAGTGCGCCCTGCCCGAACCTCACGCCGCCAATAGTCGTGTCATACAGTAATCGAATCATTGTGTAGCCATCCCGTTAGTTTGTGATTGCCCTTCCTTCCGCATCACTGCCGTTGCGGCTCCGGTCCGCTTAGTTCATCGCCTATTCCAGCCACCTGCCGCAACTGATCCGCCAACTCATGCCGGTTGGGCACATCGGATAATTCGAGCATGGCGGGATACAAAACCTTCTGATAAGCCGGCGGAGCCGACTGGACCACACGCGCGAACGCCTGCAGTTGCTGCGCCCTGAAGCTGGGCGTGGCCGGAATATCCTCCAGCACCACCTTGACCTGAGCCGTGGTGACATCATTGTCCAGTGACGGCCCGGCATCCGTCATAATATGCCGGTTGAAGTACACCAGCTTTCTGCTCGCCCCCTGGTTTATGGTGATGGCGGAGGTCTTCCCCGCCAGGTCGGCAATGAGGATAGCCAGGAGCTGTTGCCCGACCAGCCGCCTCGCGTAGCGGAAATTATCGTTGGGCTCCGCCAGTACGGTCGACCCCTGCTCAACCAGATTGCTTATGGCAATCCCGCTACTCGCCTCGGTCGAAGCTCCAAGCATGGCGCGGTAGACGCCACCGACCTCTTCAATGCGTCGCTTGCGTTCTTGAACAAGCTGAAACACTTGCGATGCCAGTGCGTGCTCGCGCGTTACCCTGAAACCATTCGCGTTGCGGCGGTTCGCGTTCAACACTGTCATCGAACGCAGGCTGCTGATGTTCTGCGCCACTTCCTGATAGGTGTTCTGGCTCAAATCCAGGGCATCGTTATCGATCTCCACCTTGACCGAGTTGAGAATCTCGTAGAGGAGAATATCCAGATCGATGATCTGATCCTGGGGCCCACGCATGTCGCGGATCAGGCCATACGGGGCGCGGCTTCTGTCCTTGCGAAAGCACCAGAAGGGAACATAGGGAAAATTCCCGTGAGGAAACGGGGAAGGCGCATCGATCAGCTTGTGGGGCCCCAGCCAGATCGACACCCTCACTCTTTGCAATAATGCTTTTTGCACCTGCACCAGACCTTGTGTCAGCGCCGCCGCGTGGTAGGGATTATCCTCGCGATATTCCAGCGCGCGTCCATCCGGCAGGGCCAGCACATACGCATCCTCATAGTGCCGGTACCATAACTCCGAAAGCCGCACCATGCCCGCATTGCGGTTCAGGTAGTCGTCCTGGTTCCGTCCCCAGGCTTGCTCGACTTCGTATGCGCGCGCCATCTGGGTATCGCCGCCATCGTAAACATCGGTGTTTGCCCAGCCGTTCCATGCATTTTCCACCAGCGCGGAATGATCGGGAAACATCATCGCCGCCTGGACGCGGTCCACCCACTTGTCCCGGCGGAGGTAGCGCGCATCGGACAAGTCCGGCTCCCGCGACGTCCAGTCCCAATAGATATCGTTGCGGTGCACCTCGCGCACCCGGAACGGGTATTTAAGCGGGTCAAACTCGCGTGACACTTCGACCCAGCCGATACCGGCGCGAATCATGCTCGAATAGGCATCGGACATGGCCCGGTCCGCGCGCGATTCAGTCTCAACCTCCTTGATCTTGGCGGAGAGCGCTTGCGCTATTTCAGCCTGGCTCTCGTCATCGGACGTGATGCGATAGTCGGTGCGGCTGCGGGCTTCAAGGCCTAGCACTGCGTTAACCGTTGGCTTGATCAGGTTTGAATCCTGCTGCGGAATGCCGGCATTCTTCAGCCGCTGCATGACTTCCGCGCTGATTTGCGCGCCATCGTAATAATCGCAGTCCATATCCGCGTCTGCGCGCCACTTGGGTTGCTCGCGAATATCACGGCAAATGGCGCCATATGCCTCGACTGATATGTCCCTGGTAATCGACGCTCCCATTAGCCGCGCCATCCGGTGATGCGCAGACCACGAACATTGAGCGCGGGGCGGTCCTCTTCGATCGATAGCGCAAAGTAGCGGAAAGCATCGGCCGCATGGCTGTGATAGTCGTGCAATGGGCGCCCGCTAAACTGTTTTGTGTCGCTGTCAACCTCGTAGCGATAATGCCTCAAGCTCTGCAATCCTTCAGCGCACCTCTGCTCGTCCAAATAACAACGGTTAAATATCGTTCTTGCCGCGTTTATTCCATCCGCCACGGAAAGGTTCGGCACTATCCTCACCTTGCGCCCGGCAGCAAGCATGATTTCCTCGACACTTCGTCCGGTCGCGAGCGTTTTGGCTTTCGCGTCGTGTGGCAGCCAGTCTGTACCGTACATATATCCCTTGTTTTGCAGCACGTTGATGTAATGTTGTATCGGCATTTGATTATTGCTGTAATAATCGATCAGCCTGAGTTCGCTCCCGACTGTCTGAGCGAACCATATGGTGGTATTGTCAGCCCAGCCCAGGTCAAAGAAGGTGTGAACGGGTCTCGCTGCGTCATGCGGTACGCTTCTGATTCGTCCTTCCTCCTGAGCCAGCCTCAGCTCCCGTGCGTAGATCGCGCCGTCGAGCGTTACCCGGCAGTTGCCTTCCCATATGTTCAGATAGGCATCGGGATCGCGCGCCTTGAGTTCATCTTTTTCCCGCCGCAAGGTTTCGGGGAACCAAGGATTGTCGCTCCAATTGATCTTAACAACTGCGGCGCCAGCTGGAGGATGAATGACGAACCGCTGATGTGTTTCGTCCGTCGCCAGTTCCGGGTTATACGTGACCCAAATTTCAGAGTGTTCCTTCCGGACGGTGGGAATGAGTGTTTCCCAACTCGGCTTGCTCACGCTCTGGGCCTCTTCCACCCACACCCGGTCCACGCCCTCGAACGACTTGATTTTTGCCACGTTGTTGCGCAGCCCGGCGAACACGAATTCGGAGCCGTTGGCTCCGCGTATCATGCTGTTCTGAACCTCGTAAAAGGAGGTCAGATTGAGTGCCTCGATCTGCGCCTGCAACAAATGATGTACGGATTCGATAATTGAATTCTGATACTCCCGCGCGCACAGGATACGCAGCGGCGTTGCCGCGGCCTGTATCAATAATGCCCGTGCAACCCCCCAACTTTTTGCCCCCCCTCTTCCCCCATATAAAACCTTGTAACGTGAAGGTTGGAACAAAAACCGGAGTTTTTCAGGAAACTCGGCTCTATTCACGGTCATGCATGGCCAAGCGAAACATCGGACAAGCGAGGGTAGTCATGATTTACGGGATTATGGAGTCGTGCTTCGTGCTATTGCTGGCGTCGGCCGGTGCCACGAAGGTCACCTCCACGCTGTGCACAATGGTCTTCTTTGCATCGACGGCTTCATGCGTCACCGGCAATTTATCGCCGTATTTTTTTGGCGCCAGGCGCGCGGCGTACCACTTCCGTGCATCGATCCGCAATTGGGCGCGGGCAATTACCTCGCGATTGACGACCTCCCTCCCTTTTTCGTCGAGGTAGGTATCACGTGAGCCGTCATCGGAGATCTCGATGATCTCCTCGGCATAGGCATCCACGCATAATTCCTTGGCGCGCAGGTAATTGCGCATGAGTTCCTGGTCATTCGCCAGCCAGTTCCACAAAACCCTTTGGCTGATGCCGACTTCAATGCACATCGTACGAGCCGATTTTCCGAGGGAGATGCCAGCCAGGATTGCTTCCAGTACCTCCGGCGTTTTTATTGTCGGAGCGCCTTTTCTGCCTGCTGGCCTGCTGGCCGTGGTTATGAAATTTTCAGGCGTTTTTTTTGCAGGCGCTTCGTTTTCCCGTTCGCTCATAGTCCGCTGTGTTCAATCTCTGGCGCAGTTTGTATTCCCCTGTTGCATCCTCTAACTGCCGCGAGCAGCTTGATTTCGCACGCCCATCGTTCCTCTATCTCTGCGCGCAGCGCCCGGTTTATGGTCAAGGCATCATCCTTTACCGAAAGCCGGTCTGTTGCATACAGTGATTTGCACTCCGGCGGAGTTTGCACGGCACAAGGCACCGCCACCGGTCTTTCGACCATTTCGGTCCGTATAATTGGTTTACCGGCGCACCCGCCGAGCAATGCAGCCAACAAAACTGGCACCACAAGCGCTGGTGTCGAGGCCAGGCTAACATCGGATTTCATGCATCAAACCTCACGAATAAGCAAGAAAATTTAAAATTGTCATGGGTGCCTGTCCAGTCACTCATTGCTCATCCTGACGCCGAGTTTGAATATAGGCTGCCTGCTCCCGCATGATGGCCTCGCACTGGTACGGGGGCGCCACGGACGGGCGGGAGCGTATATCTTTCGCCCGGTTTGCATGTTTTGCCGCTGCCGCGCCGGCATGCCGCATCGCCATGGCGGCGTTTTTTTCCCTTGTCATGGAGGCCGTTGTTAGCGCACCCATCGCCTCGCGTACCGACTGGATATCCGATGCGCATTTATTGTTCGACGCTGACAACACGGCGTTATCCGAATTGAGCCGTCGTATCTCTGCAGCCGAGCGCCAGTCGCTTACCGCAAAACCGCCGGTAAAAGCAACGGCACCTAGCACTGCGATGACTATTGCTGTGATTGCTGGACTGATCATTTATTGA